TAGTCTCCTTTATGTTTAGATTCTCATAGTTATATCAGCTAACGTCTTTAGTGTCAAGCCAATTATCACCTATTTTAGATTCTAATAGTAGTGGTACATTAAAATCTATTTGCCATTTAGTATTTATCAACTTAGGTAATTCTCTGTTAGTAGTATTGATGACTTCCAAGACTGCTCTTTCTTCATCAGGGTGTACATCAATTACTATACTGTCGTGTACTGTATTTACCACACAACTCTTCATGTTGTCAAGCAGTTTATCAATATATAGCAATGCTATAGGAACTATATCTGCTGTCGCAAAGGATTGTACAGGATAATTCTTTATCTGTGTGAAGTAGGATACATTGCCATGTCGTTTTCTTACAACACTAGGAAAGGAAAACTCTCTACCTGACGGTGTCTTAATAGATAAAGTGTTTAAAGCTTCCGTAGCCAATCTGGAGTGCCAAGCTTTGATTCCTTGATACTTCTCTGTGAAGTGTTTGTAATATTCTGCTTCTGCCTTACTTCTGCCAAAGCCTGTTGCTCCGTAGAGTGGTGCAAACGTGTGTGCTTTCGCATCTTGGCGAGAAGTCTGTTGACCTGCATCTGTAATAACTTTAGACGTATACGAGTGAACATCGAACCCTGTAGCAACTTCTTCAATAGCAACTCCATCTTGTGATAAATAGGCAGCAGTCCTAAACTCTAGCTGTGCAAAGTCAGCTTCAAGAACCTTACCACCATTCCAACGTGATACAAACACTCGCTTAACAGGGAACGTGCCACCTCTAGGCATGTTCTGCATGTTAGGGTCTGCACCACTAAATCTTCCTGTAGATGTTCTATGTTGTAACAATCTAACATGAAGTTTCTTATCTTTCTTTACGTGTGTGGCTATACCCTCTACGAAAGAAGATAGGTATGTATCCACTGCACTCAGTCTTCTAACCTTTGATAAAAAGTCTACACCATCTGTCATATTCTTGGCACGTGAGGCACGTTCTAATATCTCTAAGTTTTGCTTGGAAGTAGAGAAACCGTTAGCACTTGCCCACTTAGGACTAGGTGGCTTAAACTTTAACCCTGCAATCTCCTTTTGATTCTTAAATATATAACCATCATTGTCACAAGTCTTACATCTAGTGGGGTTAGCAAATGGCTTACCATCTTTTTTAATCTTAGTAATGTAACCCTTACCACTACAGTCAGTACAGTGTACTGCATATGTCTTGTATACAATTTCTGTACCATTGCTGACTAGCCTTCTAAAGTTTGTGTCTGACATGTAGGGGTCTATAGAGTTTGCCCAATCTGTCTTATCAATTATCTTCCTACCATATATAACCCACGATAGCTGTTCAGGACTATTAAGATTAATTCTAGTATCACCCATCAGATTTCTTACGTGTTCTTGTAATGCCTTCTGTAACCCTATCTTTTCTTTCTCAAACTCTTGTCTAACACTATCTAGTGCATCAACGTTTACTGCGAATCCTCGTGTGTATATTCTAGCAAGACAACAGGCTACATCATTTGTAAGTAGCACTGTACTCATCAAGCCTGCATCATCCTTAGTATTTAGTCTAATATATATCTTATCAGATAATTCCTTAGTAGCATGTAAGTCAGCACTAAGATAGTTACTCAACTCATCATGTGGTATATCTCTAGTGGTATAACCTTTCTTGAAATACTCCTTGAGTGTATCCTGTTTCTTAGTATCTAACTCATATCTTTCTGCACAGGCTTCAAGTGATAATGGCTTTTTTAAACCCCTCTGAAGAACATACTCGCCTAACATAGTGTCAAACACAGAGCCATCATATTTAAATCCTGACTCCCACAACCAAACTAAGTCGTAGGCTATATTGTGTCCTATTAGTATAGTAGCATCATCTAGTGCTGTCTGAACAATGTTGTGTCCATCAGGTGTTGGCTCACTCTCACTGTGGTCAAATGTAACTATAGTTTCTTTACCATCTGTAGTGAGTAGACCTACCATAACTAATGTATTAGTCTCTTCAAATGGGTCTAAGTGCATCTTCCCATCTCTATTCGTAACTGTATTCTCTACATCTAATACTAATCTCATACTACATACCTCGCTGTCTTGTATTCAAGATTACATTGTACACGACCATGCCACCCTGTCAACTTATTCTTTACTACATTAATATGTCTCTCTGTGTCCTCTTCCTGACCTGCCACATTTGTAGTAGGGTTCTTAGCTATTAAAATCATAAGGTCAGCTTCTGCTGCCTTACCTGTTCGACTACCTTCCATCATAGATTGGTTCAAGTCTATCCTACCCTCTGCATCTGCACTTAACTGCGACATATAAAACATGGCACACTCATGCTGTTTGGCAATCTGTCTAGCATAGATAGCATTAGCCTTTAGGGATTCATCTGCCCTAGCGAACCCTGCTGTCCTAGCAAACTTGTCTCCCATGTCCAAGAGTACCACATCAGGCTTGTATGCCTTACAGACACTCTCAACCCATGCCATATCTCTGCCTGTTGCATCCTTAATCTTTATCTTTTCTTTGACAGGTGCGTACAAGTCTCTAGCTCTACTAGGGTTCTTTCTAATATCTTGCATTGTCATACCTGTGGCTGCCGTCAAGTACCTAGCACCAACTCTGTGTGCTGATTCCTCATTACAGAGAATGATACAGTTTGCACCCTGATGTGCAAATCCATTAGGACTAGCAATCAGACTAGCATGAAATGATGTCTTACCTGTATTAGGTCTAGCACCTATCTCAATTAAGTGTCCTGCATTGATACCATCAATAACTCTAGTGAGTGTAGGTATATTAAATGCCCAACGTGCTTCTAAATCATTCTTTGCTAGTAGTGTTTCCAAATCAATATCATCCCATTCTATGTTAAGGTTAGGAGTAAAGTCATCTCCATATTTTTCTAGTAAACTTCGTAGTGGCTCTAGGGTAGACCTGTCACCATTAACATAGTCAAAACCTAAATTGGCAATGTCCTCGCCTATAACCTGTTGAAATAGCTTAGATAACACCTCTTGTGCTATGTCACTACCCATTGGTTGCTCTCTCTTTATTATATTAAAGAGACTACTATAGGCAGTCTTTTGTGCTGTAGTGAATGTTGGATTGCTAGATATAAACAAGGCTTCTATCTCGTCAGGTGTCACCGACCTGCTATATCTTTCCATTGCATCATCTATTGCCTGTTTAATCTTCCTTACATCCTTGCTGAACAATCTGTCAGGGCATTTAGCACCCCTGTGTTCTTCGTAGAACTCCTTGTCCATCAAACTTCTTATTAGTGATAATTCCATGTTGTTACTCCTTTGGGGTTAGGTTTATTAAATTCGTCTTATCTACAGGGTCACGATACTTTAAGTCATCATGCAACCTCAGTACTTTTACATTGTCTACATATCCTCGTAATTCTTTAGCAAAAGATAGTGTCTTAGGTAGGGCATCAGGGTCTAGTGCTATTATTGCTGTTGAGAATCGTGCAAGATATTTTTTATGCGACTCAGAAAGTGATGTACCCAACACAGCTACCCCAACTAATACATCATTACCTACGATAGTCGCACTCACACAATCCTCAACAACTACTGCCACCTTACCACAGCCAAAGACATAAGGCAAGGCACTTTTTCCATATCGTTTCCATTTAGGTAATACATTCTTTACAGACCTACCTGTGGCATCATATGTGACACCATCATGGATAACAGGGAATACTATTCTATCTTCTTTAACGTCATACATCAAATGCTTATTAGGTATACCATAATAGCTTTTTCCTACATATGGAACTATATACTCAGGTAATATAAAGGATTCTTCAGCAAATTCCTTGAATCCCCCAAAACTACTCTTAATATCGTCAACGGATAAGTGAACACGACTGCCACCTTTAACATTACATGATACTTTGTAGCAATTCCACAAGAGACTACCCATGTTGTTTGTTACAGTAAAGGTCTTAAAACCACCACAGTTAGGACAACTAATTCTTTTTGTTGTTCCATTAGGTATGTCCATATCATTTACGATATTATATATACTATTCATATGCTATACACTTTCTTTGTCGGCATTTGTTATGCTTGTACTATGCTTTTTACGTTCTGTCAATGCAAAATTTGCACTTATTAAAGTATTTTTCATGTAAGGCTTAACACTATTGGGGTTAGAGTGTCCTGTAACAGACATAATCTGCCCTATTCCTACTCCTGCATCTACCATTTCTGTTGTTCCTGTCCTTCTTAGGTCAGATAGCCTTAATTCGTCTGATAATCCTGCCTTTTGCATGAGTTTCCTAGCAAAAGCAGGTAATTTATGTAGTGAGTAGGGTCTATACACACCTTTTATAGCCTTTGGTCTAGGTGCTACATACTTTTGAAAGCCAAAGTCTTGGTTTTGTTGTTGCAACATCTCAAATAAATCATTCTCAATAGGTAAATATACATCTGCCTTACGTTTTGACTGCTCTATATGCACAGTTTGTTTATCAAAGTCTATTGTAGACCATTCTAATAGTCTCATATCGCCTAATCTCTGACACCAAGCATATGCCATGTGACCAATTAGACCTAAGTTACGTGTGTTAAAATCGCCATAGGCAGTATCTAAAAACTTTTGTACATCTTCCTTAGTCCATACTACTTTTCTCCTCTCAGAGACTCTCTTACGGACACTAGCAAAGGGATTAATGGTACATAATTCTTCTCTAATACCATGATTAAATATAACTCGTGTTACAGACATGATGTGATTAGCCATAGGCACACCCTTCTCACACCAAATGTTATATGCAGTTTTTGCATAACGTGTGGATAGCTTGGTGTAGTCGCATTTATATAATGCCTTATCTTCTATTTTTGTATTAAGCATTACACCCAAGAAATATTGATATTGTTTCTTAGTTTCTTCTCGTAAGTTCTTGAAATCAAATGATAAATAGTAATCATTTACTAAGTTTTTTAGTTGCATTTTTTGCTCTCCTAAGTTCTGTTCTTCTTGCCCTTACAGCATCTTTTTTTTCTATATATTCAGCCATTCTTTCTTCTCTAGTTTTACTTAGTTCCTTAGCTCGTTTAGCATCTCTCTTTTGTTTTTCTAAATCCCATTCTTTTTGTTTGATGGTTTGGTCATCAGCAAATCTGTTCAAGTAATTAGTGACAAAATCTTCTATGCCCTTACTATGATAATGTTTATCATATACTCTTTTTTTGACTGACCATCTACCTGTTGTGCAGTAGTAAGCATATTCCTTACCTGCTTTATTTTCTATGTATAACATAGTAGTGCCTGAACCCATATAGGATATATTATTTTTTATGAGGTAAGTTTCTACGAAATCAACTGTTTCATTTGTATCTCGTCTAAAAACTACTTCTCCCTTTGAGTTAGTTCTGTTATATTTCCACTCACTTGTACTCATATGCTCCACTCCATCTTGTATAATGTCCATGTTCACACTCAACTTTAGCACCTACAATATTAGCAAGTTGAAACTCCATACCATCTAACTTGCAT